CCCCCCCTTGCTTGCAAGGAGGCCTTACAAATCCATTTGACCCGAAGATCAAACTACTTTCCAGCACAAGCTGGACATAACCGACTTAGTCGGTCTCTGATTCGTACGAATCATCATCCTCACTATCGAGGACACCATCTTTGAAAACATCAAAGAGTAAAATACCCGCTATGCGGGAGCCCACCAAATGGTGGAGGTGGAGTACCACCTTGGTGACTGGATCACCCATTAAAACACCACGTTTGGTGTAGAAAACTTCGATCGGTGCACCGTTCCGATCGAGTGTCTCGACTTGTCGAGGTGCTGTCAGTGCAAAGAGCACTGTTTCTCTGTACCATTTGGGACAGCCTAACAGGTTGAGGAACCTGTTCAAAATAGCCCCTGCAATGTAGGGGTCTGTGTAGTCAGTTGCCTGACTCCAATCGGTACTAAATACCGATGTTTGTATATTCTCATCGAATATAAAACTCGCACTGGGGTTCTTGTGCGAGAGACGCTTGAAGAAATTCCAAGCATGATTTGCGGCACCAATGCCGCTTTCACTCGAGGGAAAAGCCTCGATAATTTTCAATCCCATGTGCGACATGGGATGGAGTAGCAGCGCATGCTGCAAGGTAGAAACCGTTATGGTTCTATACTTCCCTAGTTCTGCGACCAGGGATATTCTGCAACTCATAGAGTTGTTATTGTAAACCTCTTTACGGTTTACAAATTTTCCACATGCCCAGTGGAATAAACGTTCCCCTTGGGGATCGTCAGAGGTAAGTTTCTTACCTGTGTATCTACCTGTGTGTAGATCGATCTCCGGTATCTCCGGATGGGACGTAAGAATACGTCTGGAAGCTTCAAGCTTCCCACCTACCTCAGTGGTAGTAAAGAACTCACCAGAGTCCGATAACGAGATTTTACTCGTTTTGACAACAGTCTCAAAGAACTGTTCTCTTTTAAAGTCGGCGCCGAGCCGACTTAGTAGATCATTGTACAAATGATCTGTCGCAGACCCCAGCGGGCCTGCAATGAGCTCGTAGAGCTCTCTGCTACTTGGCGTAGTCAGGATGGCCTTTGTTTTGGCCAGTGTGCTGTCATACAGCTTTCTCGGGGGAACCCCCGATGCTCTTGTCTGTGACAAGATCATTACTTGGTAATGAGAAAGAGGAGTTTTACCCCTCACATAAGAGCATAATACTCTTAGAGCCGAGAGTTCTCTCGGAATACGGACCTTGCTAAGGTCCGAAGATGGATTAAATCCATGCATTTTGATGTCCTTTCGGACAGTCTTAACCTTCTCGAAGGTAGTCACCCTAGTCGGTGATGTGTCTCTGAAGTAATCCTCCAGAATATTGGCGATAGCGCCACGTTGAATTTGATCAACTCTTTCCCAATCTTGTATATCGGGATGGCCTGGAAAGGCCAATACAGCTTGCATGAGCAAGCCATCAACCGTAGCCAAAAGACTACGAAATCGTTGCAAAGCTGCAACATTAATCCTGCAGGCCTTGACCTGCTGGAAGCTTTCTCTTCCTTCGGAAGATGAGAATCCCGCCAAAAGACGGGCAATGTGCCTCTGAAAGGCACTTTCCTTAAACTTTTTGTGTTTAAGTAATTGGCGATACCAATAGGTACCGCGTTTGAGGACGCGTAAAGCATCCCCTACTGAGGGTAGATCCTTGAAATCTACCCGATTTTTGAGACCTGTGATCTCACGTGGGAGTTTACACTCCCAAATATTCTCCGCGTTGTGACAAACGCGGATTTTTGGACACTCCTCTTTACCGAGGAGGTTTTGTGAAGTGAACAACAAGTTCACTGAAAATAGACTTCGATGTCTATCTTTAGGGCCGCATTTACACAAATGCGTACCTTTTCTACCATACCTAAGTATGGAAGTCCCAACAAAGGACTTTAGAGAGAGCACATCGCTCTCCGGATCCCAAGGATCCAAAAGTGGTGTACGAACCGGCATCACATCTTCAGATGTGTTCGACATTTGAAAACTCTCGAAAGAGAAAAGCC